TAAGACAAAAAAAAAGCCGAACTATGAAGAACGGCTTTAAAAATAATTTTTTTAAGTGTTATGAAGCTAAAATAATTGAAGTAGCTCCTGTAACTGCTTTTATTTGCGTATCTCCATAAGGCGATGCAACGTTTAAGTGATTTGCTGGTATTGGTTCCATTCCTACAAGTGTTAATGTGTAACCGTTTAAATCGCCCATTGCAGTACCATTTGCAATAAGACCCGTTGTTACATCCATTCCATTTTCAAAACCTGCTAAAAAGAAATTGTTAGCGTTAGTTTGAATAATAACTGAAGGTCTTCCCCAAGCAAGTAATTTCATTTGTTTTGTAGTTGTTGCATCTAAACCTTTGATTGTAAAAGTTAAAGTTTGCTCTACAAATGTAGTTCCGTTTTCACGAGAACTTGTTATTGTTTGCTCAAAACTATTTGCACCTTTTAATTCATACTTAAATAAAGTAGATGAAGCAGGTGTTAGTGTTAAAGCAGTTATTTGGTCAGATAAATCAGCTGAACCAAAAGTTGCTCCTGTAATAATTCCGTAATTGAGAAAAAAAATATTTTTAATCCCTCCTACAAATTCTTTGCAAACTTCGGCTCTTCCGTGGGTTAATAGACAAGGCATCGTTTTTTTGTTTTTTAATGTGAATAATGTAAAGCGCAGTTACCCGCGCTTTTTATTTAATGTTATACTCCGTAAAGAACTACGTCTGCACCGATACCGTGTTGAACAGCTCCGTTGTAACGCATAACTACACGAACATTTTGTGAACCGTCAATGTCAGCCATATCAATTACTTTTACAAGTGACTTGTCGTTTAACAAACCGCAACCGAAATAAAGATTGTCTACTGTTGTTGCAACCATATTGTATTGACCTAAACCGTTAGCCATAAAGATTGGAATACCGTCGTAAGAAAGACTTCCGTTTGTGTACCATTGTGTTCCTTGATTGTTTGTACCGTTTGCGCCTAAACCTGAAGCACCAAAACCACCCAATGCACGAACGTACAATTTAGTAATTTTTTGTGAAAGATATAATCTTAAACCTTCTTGTCCGTAAAGTGCTGCTGGAATTAAATCAACCATTCTACCAATTTCGCCAATTACGTTTGTAGCATCTAAAGTTGTTGTCAAAGGAGATGAAACGTCAATAACGTCACCGTCTGCTAAAAACAAAGTTTTGAAACCGTCAAACTCACCTGCTGTTGCGTTAGTACCACCCCAAATTGTAGTTTCCAATTTAGCTGCAACTTTCGCTGAAACGTGTGCAATAACAAAATCTGCAAAAGACTTCGGTAAAGACCTAAATGAAGAATAACCCATTTCGGAAATTTGCCAAGTTTTTTCTAAATCTGCCTTACAAAGTTGGATGTTTACTTGAAATTCTTCTGTTGTTAATACTCTTTCTGTAAGTGTTACAGTTCCAGAAGCGTCAAAGTCACAAGTTGCGTTTGCTACGATGTTTCCTGTTGCTACTTTTTGTAATACTTGTTTGTAAGCAACGTTTGGAAGTATAGTTACTCCGCCTTGCTCTAATGTTGGTGCAGACAATAAAGCTGCTGCTAAATACTTACCCGCGAATTCTCCTGCGTAAGTTGTTCCTGCTGTTACCGGATTTGGCATTTTTTAAAATTTTAAATTGTTAATACTTATTTGTTTAATTTCTCGATGATTGTGTCCATTAATGTTTTTGGTCTTTTACTTCCAAATTGCATATGGTCAACTTCATTCGTGTTTTCTGGGTTAAATGAAATTGGCGTAATGTCTGCAAGTTCGGTTACCTCGTTTGTAACTTCGTCAACTTTCGACAACGTTTCTAATTTCGCTTTTAACTCAATGTTTTCTTGTGTCAATTTTTCTATTTCTGCAAAAAATGTTTCTTTAACAATACTTTCGATTGTTTTCTTTGCGCTTGGTGTTGCTTCTGCATTCATTTCTTCGTCTTTTTCTGCTGTTGCTTCTTCTTCAATAACTTCTTCTTCAACAACTTCTTCTTCTTTTTCTTTTACTTCAGAAATAATTCCCTCTTCAATTACTACTAAAATACGTCCGTCTTCCATTTCATATTCTCCGATTGGAACTGGTATTTTTTGTTCGTCTTCAGTTATGATAAAAACTTCTTTGTCAGTTTCAAAAGCATCCGCTTCAAAAATTGTTATTCCGTCCATTAACTTCATTGTTTCCAATTTTACTTCCATTCCAAGTAAAGTTTTGATTTGATTAATTACGCTTGTTTTCATTTTTTTGTTTTTGGTTATATTTATATAATTTAACTTTTATTTATTTGTTGTATTTTCAAATTAAACTGCGCCTATTCCTTGCGCTTTTAATGTGCCGTCGCAACACTTTTTATTATATGTTTTTCCGTCTTTACATAGACAACCGCGTATACCACCTTTTGGACTTGTACGGCTTTTTTCTGCGTTTTTTTTCTTTTTGTCTTCCATTTTGTTATTTTTTTAGTACCTCTGTAACCCACGACTGCATTACAAAACGCAGTTCTCTGAAAAAACGTATTATACCTTCATATAAAACTAAAGTTCGTTAAATCGCATTAAAACCGTATTAAATCGCATTTCGTGTTTTACTTGTTTTTTATACTTAACGTCCTTGTCTTGTATAAGTTTTTGCGTAATTTTTACTTGACTTTAATTTGCTATTTCGTGTTTTTGCGTGTACTCCTGCACGTTTAACTTTCGGTTTTTTAAGATGAATTTTAACGTTAGTTTGCTTCGCCATTTATATTGCGTGGTATAAAAATTTGCTGTCTTCTGTGTGTACTTTTCCTGTCATTAAATTTCCGTTTGCGTCTTTGTGTGTTTCGCCTTCGTAAATTTTGCCGTCTATTGTGTAGTGCGTTTGTCCTTCTGCAAGTTCTTCTTTTCTTATTTGTTTAAGTTTTCTACTTGCCCATTCAACCCCTGCGTCGCCACCCCAAGCCAACCACATTAAACGTCCGCAACCGTCCCCAAGTTCTCTTTGTGAATTTTCTCTTTGTCGTTCAAATGAAGCCATTCTTGCAATAGTGTCTTCGCTTATATTTTCGCCATTTGCTAATTGATTTGCTCGTGCTTTTCCAACAGGTGTTCCGCAATCTTGCCACCCGTTTTCTTCTGCATACCTTAACGCTATTCTTGCGTTTTCTTTTGCTTGTTCTGGGTAGTCGTTGTATGTTTCTAAATTCGTTTTTTCTTCGCTTAAAATTAAATTCTTTATTTCTTTAATTAATAAATCGTCTTCATTCTCTAAACTCATTTCGTATTTGTCTGCAAAATAACCTTCAATAGAAAATCCTTTTACTTCGCCTAACTTAACTTTGTTCCAAACTTCGTCGTTGTTTACCTTCATTGAAATCATCCAAGTTCCTTGCGGTAAATTAAAACCGTAGTTCGTGCTTTTGTCGTTCTTGCCTTCTACTATCCAACTTTCAACAACTGACATTCCGTTTAACTTTTCGTTATGTTCTAACGTTGCGTTGTTCTGGTTGCTGTTCATAAAAAACAATTCACTTGCTTTTCTAACTGTTGCCTCTGAAAAATAAATATAGTATTCCTCGTTTTTGTCGTTCTTGCGGTAAATTTGTTTGTTAGGAATTAAAGCCGCACCCATTAAAATACGCTTTTCTGCATCAACTTCTTTTAATTCTATTTCGTGTTTTTTTAGTGCTAAAAAGTCGCTTTCTATTGCTGGACTTTCTACAACTGAAACTGCCGAAATTCCGCTTTCTTCGTCTTTTTCGTCAATAATTAATTCTACTATTCGCATAACTAAATAATTAAAAGTTAAAATAATTGTTGTATTTTCTACCCGCCCAAAGTTGCGTTTTCTAATCTATTCCTATCTAACGCCTGTTGCGAAGTTACTTGTCCAGAAACAACGTAAGCTTGTATTGGTTGTTGATTAAGACTTGCTAATTGATTAATTCCGCTTTGACCGACAACGTTAAATTGTGGTGCTGACATTGTTGGCGCTCCGCCTCCTGTATCTGCGCTTGGTGTTCCGCCACCTTCAAATTGTGAAGCTGCTATTTTTCTAATGTTTAAAAGTCCAACTGCCGTTGCTCCTGCCGCTGCAATAGGTGCTAATGCCGTACCAATAACAGGAACGCTTAAAGCTGACTTATAAGCCGCCATTGCTGCTGTATATGTGTCAATTGTTGTTTGCGCTATGTTTGAAGCTTTTTGAATAACAAAAGCCGTTTTCATTGCTTTTTTATTTTTACCTGCAAATAAAGTGGCTACGTCTGCAAAACTTTGAAAACTTGTTTTAACTAAATCTAATTG